TTCTATCTACGCCAGCAACCATTCCAATAGCAAGTAGGTCTGCCCCTGAATTTATCAACCATGTTTGGTCATCGGGTTTTGGGGCATAGTTGCTTAGGTATCGAACTGAAGGCAAGGTATTAGTATCACCCGCAATTTGAACATCTATGGTTCTATTGGCGTTTACTGTGATTACTTTGCCTTGACGAACTCGCAGGTTTGGGGCAGTAGTATCACCTTTGATTTGATTAACTAAATAACCTAAGTCCATCAGAATCTCCTACTTCGTCCGATTGCGTTCATTGTGCCATTTGCCGCTAGAGGGATTGAGATAGCATCCAACATTAAGATTTTATCTATTCCAACAGGCGAGCGCGTAACCTTGACTAAATCATAAACATCGTGAGCAGGGTTTACTAACTGGTCCCATGTAATTTTTTCTGAGGCGCCGATTACTTTTTTTAATTCTGCTGACGCCGCTTCTTGTGCCTCGGCAACTGTTAAGACTGTTGGCGAAGATTTGAACAGAGGGACTTCTCCGTATGTCTTTCGGTAGGTAGGCGAACTCGGGTTGTCGTCCCAAGCCTCACCGATAACTCCGATACTTAGATTAGTTCCTTCGCCTGTGTAGATGACTCCGTTATAGGACTCATCGATTGAAAGAGAGCGAGCAATCTGAAGCAGGACTGAATCAGAACCATCCGTATATTCAGCAACGGTTGTTCCCTTATCAGGGTCGGGGATTGGTCTCATGCGAGCAATACCGTTTTCATCAAAGTACAAGTCCATAGACGCGGACTCGGCAATCTTAAGAGCCTCTCGCCAAGGGTCACTTGACTGGTCAAGGGTTGGATAGAGCAAAGTAGTTACTTGATTTGTAGCAGGAAAAATAGTTTGAACTTTTGGATAGCGGTACTTAAGAATGTTTTCAATGGCTGTCTCTTTAGGAGTGTCAGCCTCAATGTAGAACTCATGATTGGTAAACTTAGCCCGAGCCAAGATAAGGCTACGGTCTGAACCTTTGATTGTAACTTTAACTCCCTGAGCGGATTCACTTATATCCACGCTAGTGATAATAAAGACGCCAAGAGGAACTAACTCCTCGGTGCCATCTCCAAAAACAATACCTCTGTAAATCTTTACTTCGCGGTTGTACGGCAAAAGAACTGATGAGATGTTATTAGTTGGGACAAGGGTTCCGTCTGTATCAACAAACTCTAAAGTACATTCACGGCGAATTGAACGGCGGTTATCAATAGTTACATCTCCGCTAATCGGCGAGGCTGTACTCAAAATAGTTCCGTTAGCCATATCGTAAATCTCAACCTTGACTGTGGTTGAATGAGATTTCCGAACTGTCTCTTTGAAATTGTCGGAGACTGGATACATTATGGAGCCGAAACCTCAAAGTAGGTGACCTTGACTCGGCGAACCAACGCGCTGATATTTCCTGATTCCGTCCAGTTTCTATCTACAAAACGGACATACTTTTGCCGACCTAGTGGGTCATGAACATGAAGCGTTCCTTGGTAGGTGAGAACTGGATATAGCGCGTCCCATTCTGTTTCGCCCGTAGTAACAAACTCATAAGTGCCGTCTACGCCGTAGATTGATTGAGAAACAATAACTGTCTTAGATGCGCCTAGTGGCTTAAAGACTCCATAAGATTCAACAATCGTCGAGTTAAGTGGTTGTAAGACATCAATACCAACTGCTTTGATTGTTGGACTTTCAGGTGCGACGAATGACCAAGTGGCAGGGTTAGTAATCTGAATCGGTACGGTAGTTGTATACCCCGAGGAAATAGTTGCCATTAAATATCAGCCCTCGCTTTCGCACGGTAAGTAACTGTTTTGTCTAGCGGAACCTCGTAATCATTAAGTTCAGCAATCTGTGTAGCAGTAGCGGTTACTGGACTATTTCTAATTGCTGTATATGTAATGGCATCATCGGAGCGCTCAATATCAAAGACGAAAGAACTAAAACCTCCGCGGGTAAAGACTGGTTCATCTCCTGAGTGGAAAGCAATCTTGTCTACATAATGAACTCCACCTGAACTTGCGCTTACTATCTTAACAAATACTTGAGCGTGTGTTGCCGTAGGCGGGGCAAGCACCGTAGCGTTTGCTGTAACAAAGGCTGAACTCGTTGCGCTAACTGCCGTTCCAAAAGTTGTACTGATTGTTGTACCAGTTGTAGTTAAGTAACGAATACCTACTTGGCATGAACGAGTCGTTGTACCTGCTTTGAAGTCAGCAATAGCAGAGAACTCTTGGTTGGGGGTGACTGTAAACTTAGTTCCCGTAGTAGTCGAGGCAACTGCGTCACCGTTAGAACTTGCTGTAATTTCAAGGGATGCGCTACCGATTGAGGCTTGCGCTGTTGAGCGAGCAATAGCGCAGTTAGTAACCGCTTCCCATCCTGTCGTATTTGTTTCAAGGGATGCTTGGTTTACAGATAGAGCATTAGTTCTACCAAAGACTGTAACCGTTACGGCGCCTTGTTCAGAATCATAAAAGGCTGTAATCAATGGTGTTGCTGGAGCATCGACATCAATAGTGAACTGACTATATGCCCATTCGCTAAAGTAATTAGAACCATTCAATAATTGAGCAACACGGACATAGGCTCGATAAGTTGTTCCGTCTGCGAGGTCTGCTTCAAGAGTCTGACCGTTATTGCTCGAGGTGACAACTCCAGTTTGTACTGTTGGAGTAGAAGTATCAGCGCTAAAACTTGCGCCAGTATAAGTAGCCGAATCAAAAACTTTAATCTCATAAGCATTTTGTGGGTCACCATCTGTATCGGCATAAGTCCAAACAACTGATGGAAATGTTGTATCTGTAATTGTGCCAGTAGGAGCGGTCACGGTGACTGTTGGTTGTGTAGTTGTAACAACATCTACGAATAACTCATAAAGACCAGCACGGTCACCTGAAGCCGTTGCGTTATCTGCGAACTTAACTACGAGATTATCAATAAGAGTTTGACTCCACGCCTGACCGTTTGGAGCGCTAGTTAATTTCAAAGCAGTATCAAGGGTAGACAGAGCAAGAGTGTTGGCTTTAGAGAAAGGAACTGAGTAACTGACTGTTCGACCATTACGGTCTGTAATTACCCCAAGGCTCAACTCAATGCTTCCAGTTGTTCCAATAGTTGCCTTGGCTCGAAGATTTACATAGGCAACTTTTTCGGTAGCCGCAAGAGTCTGTGTGCCAAACTCTGCTTCATAAGAGGCGGGAACTGTTGTACTGGTACGGGTTATGAAAGTTGAGTCACTACTGTCAGCAAGCGCCGCATGAACTGAGGCTGAACCGCCTGAGATAGTAAAGGCTGAAGCATTATTCCAATCAGCATTGGGGCGAAGTATGTAAGTAGCCATTATTTGTTAGCCAACTCCTTTGCCAATATAGCGAATGTTTCTTGAATTCTTTGGGTAATTATGTCAGCCTTCTCATCAATGTTTTGTGCGCCAGTTGTATCAACATTTACTACGAAAGCACCTTGCTCAATAACAATGTTATTCCCGCTAACTCCGCTAATTCGTGCTTGCTCATCGGTAACTTTAGCAATACCTAATTGAGCATTAGCAATCTGTTGCCCGAACGCCGCTTCAGAACCGAACTTACCAATCGCCGCACCAGTAAAACCAATCTGCTTTTGAAGTTCATTGATTTGACTAATAGCCTCAACACCGCCACCAAGGATTGACGCCGCAAGTTGAGCGCCCTTGATTGGTCCTGATTCAACTAAATCTTGAATTGCCTTAGCATCAAGTCCTAATCCCTGAAGTGTAAGAATTTGGTTTGCGAACTGTTGGCTCTTATCCAAACGCATCCGCATATTTTCAATAAGGGACTTAGCCTTTGGAATAAATCCATCAGGCAACTCAACTCCCTTAAGACCAGCAAAACTTAGGATGGTGTCTTTAAGTGAATCGGCAAACTGTTTAGCCGCATCTTGTAAATCTGTAAGTACATCACGCATTGACTCAATACCAGCGGTCATCGCATCACGAATCTTTTTCATTAAGTCCGCTGAGTTTTGAAGTTCGTTAAGGGTGGCATCATCCTCGCCGTTCATACCCTCTAAAGCCTTAGCGCGTTTTCTTTCTTCTTCAAGAATATCGCCAAAACCTAAACCTTCTTTAAGTTTATCTCCAAGGTCGCCAAAAGCATCAGTTATCTTTCCAAGCACATTGCCAGTAGTAAATGATTTAACTGCTGAAGCAAAGCCAAGAATTGTTTCGCCAGCCTTGAGGCTTAGTTCACTTAGGTTTTCAACAAGGAACTTACCGACCTCAACATCTTTGAGTCCTTCCATAACATTGACTAACTTCTCAAGTTGTGGGATTGCGAAATCAACTACATTTCCAATTAAGTCGCCAAGAATGTCACCAACTTCTAACTCTTTAAGCGACATTACAAAGGTGCCAACTTTGCTTACTGCGCCACCGATTGTCTTAGAGGCATCAGAAAGCATCTGAACTAACTCGGTTCCTAATTTAATGTCGCCAGCCTCAATAAGTGTTTCGCCAGCCTTCTTAGCAAACCCACCTACCTTGGTTAAAGCATCAGAAATAGACTGAACTAACGCCTCGGCAATAGGAACTTTAGTGACTTGAAGAATTGTGTCACCAATTTTTTTAGAGGTGTCTCCAATTTTTTTCAATCCACCTGAAATAAAATTAACTAAATCAGTTCCAAACTTTTTCTCGCTTAAAGTGTTTGCTGTCTTGCTAACTGCCAGTAAAGCATTTTCAGATGCTTCAAGTTTTGTTATTAAAGTATTAAGCGCCGTGTCACTTATCACCTGTTTTGTTGCGTTAGTAATACTGGTAGAAAAATTACGAATTGGCTTTGCTAAATTATTAAAAGTTTCGCCAACATTTTCACCCATCTTTGTAAATTTTTCAGAAAGACTATCTAACGGTCCAGCAAGTAATTTAGTTAAGATATTGCTTCGAGCGGCGTTTGCCGCATCCTTAAAGAATTGAGCAATTTTATCTGAAGCCGCTTTAACAAACGAACCAATTTTTTCCAAGATAGAGGCTAAAGCATTTGGAATTACAGCAAGTGCTTTTCCAACTCCTTCAGCAAAAGTATTAAACAAACCTACTGCTATATCAAGAGCCTTGCGATTGCCCTTAACCCAATCAACTAACGCGCCTACTATTTTTGCTAAAAATCCTGATACTTTACTTACAAGCGTAAAATAAACTTCAGTAATAAAGTTAATAACTTTTGCTATGCCTCCGCCAACAAAAGAATTAGCATCTAATAACTCTCCTAGGAAACCAATAAACATCCCAATGTATTTGAAGATACCGCCAAATACTGTGGCAAAAGCATCAATCAGGAAGTCAAGAACCTTGGCAATCAACATACCTACAATGTTGTTTGTATCAAGAAGGTTACCTAAGAACTCAATAAACATTCCGATGTATTTAATAATTCCACCAATTACGGTAGCAAAGGCTTTCCAAAGGAAGTCAAGAACCATTCCAATAATCTTGCCTACAATTCCATGAGTATCAAGCAACATTCCAAGAGCCTCTAGGAAGAAGCCGATGAACTTAAGGATGCCACCTACCACCACGGCAAAGGCTTTGAACACAAAGTTAAGGACTGCTCGGACTACTTTGCCAAAGGCTGTTTGTCCGCTGGTTACATATTTCAAGGCGCTAAGTAACATAATAAGAGTTTTGACTACGCCCGTGATTGCTGTAAGTGTGGCTGTATAAATGAACTGGAATACAGAAATCATTGTTTGACCAAAAGATGTCGCGGGGGATATTGTGGTGCCAAAAGCAATAAGCAGATTGCCGAGTCCTGTCATAATCCAAGCCAAGGCAGAACCAACTGTTTGAGCAACTGAATTGAATACATTTGTAAACACTTCTCGGAATGTCTCGCTATTTTTCCAAGCATAAACAAACGCCGCTACGAGAGCCGCAATAGCAACTACATACAAAAAGATTGTGCTTTTCAAAATAAGCATGGCTTTATTAAGAGCCTTGACTGCTGTGGCTTTTAGAGTAGTAGCCGTACCCGCCAACCTTGTCTGAACTGTGTAAGCAATAACACCAAGAGTTACCGCCGCTAAAATTGCCCCTAGAGCATAAGCAACAGTTTTATATTTTTGTAAAAACCCAACAACTCTTTCAACAACAACAGCAACTCCCTTAATCGCTGTTGCGAATACCATAACCGCAACAGCCAATACCTTACTAAATATATCGGCGATATTTTTGGCTACACTTAGTAAGGGCTGTAACGCTTTAAGTAAACGACCCATTGCTGATTGAACTTGCGTAGATGTCATAGCCATAGCAACAAATCCAACGGCTACTGGATTAAGCATTTTAAGCAGGTTGCCAAAGATAGGGATGTTTCCAAAAACATTTTTACCAGCCATAGTCGCAAAGGCGGTTCCAAACCCTGCCACGACTGGAAGAATCATTTCAAATTTACCAGCAAGGTCATCTACTTTAGTACCAGTCAAATCCATGCCGTCAATAAACTCTGTAAATTTATCTACAACAGTAGAAATAGGGGTTGTAAGTTTTACTAATACTTTTCCAATAGCCTCAACTATTTTTTCTAATTTTCCGCCTGAACCAACGGCTCTAACCATTGCCGCCTGAAATCCGTACGCTGATTTAATAATTGGGCTAAAACCTTTAAGAAGCGCACCGCCCATGGTTACTTGTAATTCTTTATTTAGTTGGCTAAATTCCTCAACTAATTTCGCTGGTGATGTTAAAGATAAAGCAAAGGCACCTGCCGCTTTACTTCCTTCTTTAAGTACAAGATTCATAACCGCTTGACGGCGTTCACCCATAGTTAAATCTTTAGCCGCTTTTCCGATTGAACTGGCATATCGTCCATAGGCTGTACCTGCGTCTGTTGTGATACCAACTTGACGCAAAATTCTTGTGTTACCAGTTGTTATAGCCATGGTTAAAGAACTAAGTGCTTCTTCACCACTCATTGAAGATGCTACTGATAAGTCTTGAGCGACCCTAGCAATATCAGCAGATTTAGATAAATCTATATTTGATTGAGCAAACTTTAATGTTGTCTTTTGTGCTTGAGCCGCTTGGATGCCGACTGTTCGCATTGAATCAGATGCTTGCTTTAGAGCGTCATAACCTTTACCGCTGGACGCTCCAACTGCTTCAAGTGCTAAATCTAAGCGTTCAACCTCAGCGGCCGCTTTGAAAGATTTAACTCCGAAAGCAATAAGTCCAGCAATCGCCGCGCCTGAAGCAACGCCGATTGCCGTTAATGAACTTTGTAATTTAGATGAAGCCTGTTGGAACTCATTAGCCGATTTAACGGCTTTATCCATGCCTTGAGTAAACTGGGCTGAGTCCGCCGATAACCGAGCGCGGACTTCCATGGTTGGTGACTCAGCCATTTATCTCCTAGCCTTCGCTCTTCTCTCGGCTTTCTCGCGCTCTTTTTCTTTGAGAAGATAGAACGCGTTCCAATCGGTCAATTCCATACTGCTAAGTGGGCGGTGGGATTCACTTCCGTAAAGAAGTTCTCCCACCGTCCGACCTAACTTTTCTGCTAGTTCAAAAAGAAACCGTCTTTCAGGATTCTTGAGGAAATCGCGCCTGTGATTCTTCTACCGCCTTTTCGCCTAGACCTGAACTGCCAAGAGCCTTTGTTGCCAAACGCTCAATGACTGCGCCATTCTTTGAAAGAATCGCTTCACGGTCTTGCTCGGTAAAGACTGGTAGACCCGTTTCAGGGTCAAACACAGTTGCGATAACAGTCTTTGCGTACATATTAGAAACATCTACCTTATCTGCCGAGGTTGCCCCCTCAGTAAGTGTTGCTCTTTGTCCTGCTGTCATAGAACGAATCTCTACTGAAACTCCCCATTCAGGGACTTCCAATAATTCCTTCGTAATATCGTCAGCCGAAAATATCTTTCCGCGTAAATCTGCCATTTTGTTCTCCTTGGGACACTAAGTTGGTCACGATGAATTATTTAGTTTTTTTGAATCAATTCCTATTATGAATAGGTACCGCGAGTGATGGCACCTGTAACTTGGAATTCAGCAGAGTATGACACTACATCTCCGATAGCACCACTCTTCTCGTAAGAAGTCATTAGTGCCTCTCCTGTGTACTTTACATAACCTGCTGTTGAGCCTTCAGGACCGTACTCGAATGAAACTGACGCTGATTGACCAAGAATTCCAGCCAAGTGAGCATCAACTGTCGCATCGAAGTTTCCTGAAATGCTTAGTGATGAATCTGTTAGCCCGACTACATAAGACTTTGCTGATGAGCCAAATGTACTGGTCTCGGCTGTGTCTACTGTTTGTGGGAATCCAACATCTGTAAGTGTGTTTGAAATATCGGTAAGTGTTCCACCTGAATTGTCTACCTTGAATACGGTGGATTTACCATGACGAAATGTAGGCATTGTTTTTTACCTCCTAGTAAAAGCCACCACAGGGGTAGCCGAGCCTGTTGAACCTGCGACTGTGTAGTTCACGCGTAGGTATCTGTTTACTGTTGTACCACTAGCAACCTCAATTCTTTCTGAGGTTTTCTGAGTGCTTGTAACCGTTGTAAAAGTAACAAGGTCAGCAAAAGTTGAGTTATCTGCTGAGTGTTGAATTTTTACAACGATTGTTCCATTGCGGGTGTTTACTGGAACTGACAAGAATCCCGCTCCGCCATTTAAGGAAGAAGTGGTGTTATCTACGCCTGTTCCATTTCCAGTCGCACTTACAGCCGAACCTGAAGAAAGAATCTTCCCGTGTTCGACGGCATCTGTTGATTGGAATTCTGCGCTTGCTTGGACAATATCTGCGATGGCACTTGAGACCTCGTAGGATGTATCGTCTGCTTGTAGCAAGATTGCTCCAGCGCCATTTGAATGACCTTCAGGAGCAACGATTAGTTTAATTTTTGTGGCTGAACCAAGAGCGGTAGCAAAGTATTGGTCAGTTCCAACTGATGCTGTTGCTTCAAACATCCCTGATAACGAGACTGTTCCATCTCGGTGACCAACTACATATTCTTTTGCGCTTGTACCGAAGGCACTTGTCTCGGCGGTATCAATAGTTGTTGAAGCGCTTACACTATTGAAATAGGTAGAAAAATCATAGGCATCAAGAAAGACATTGACATTTTTACCGTGGCGGAATGTAGGCATTATTTCTCCTCAACTGGGCGTTGATGTGGGGTGCCGTCTTGTAGGAATCCATCGCCATCACCATCAATGGCATCCGCGTCAAAACCATCTTCGACAATAGGCTCTTCAGCCTTTTCGACTACTGGTTCGACTTTAATTTCTTCTACAACAGGCTCTACGATTTTTGTTGTTGGCTTATCAGCATCTTCAACAATGCCTGAATCCAAAAGCCACTTTACCGATTGTGGTGGTAAATCAGTAACGATTTCTCCAGCCTCGGCGCGTTTATTAGGTGGGTAATCAATACCCTGTAAGACTCTATAACGAGCCATTAAAACCTCCTCCGTGACAGCACATGGGTAACCCAAGTAACCGTCAGGTCACTCGGACACGGAAGAGACGAAAAACTCGGGCGACTAGCGCACAGTAGGTCTAGTGTATCAGGCTATTTTTTCGGCAATCTGAAGAACCTTGCAACGAGTAATCAATGTTGAGAAAGTTTCTTTGTACTCATCTGAACCTTTGATTGTTCCCTTGATAACTGCCTTGTCGCCAACTTGTAAGTTTGTACCGCTTGAAGCAAACCACTTGAACTGGTACTCACCGCTTGCGAATGTGTAAAGAGTTGTCCAGCCAAACTGAGTCTCAAAGGTGTTCTCGCTAAGAACTGTAACCTCTAACTCGACGCGCTCGCCAGTTGGAGCAAACTGTTCAGCCTTGTAAACCTTAGCCTCTTTACGAGCAACTTCCTGCTCTTGACTCTTTTGCTTTGCTTTGATGATTGAAACCAAGATTCCGATTGTGCTGTGAGTTTGATATTCCAAACCGCACACGACCCTGACATTTTCGGCGTAACTAGATTCGCCTTCAAAGTTCTTGCCGTATTCGATTAACTCTCTAGCCTTTTGATATTCAACCTCAGTTGGTTTTTCTCCTACAAATTCTTTCCAGTTATTAGCCCCGTGGTGTCCACCGTTTAAGTATTCCCAAACAAGAGACTTAGTAGAGATGCCTGAACCTGAAGGAATGTATCCACCTTTTTCGACCTGAGTAATTGCGTGAGCCAAAACTCCGACTGTTGAATGACCTGTCCAGCCGTTACCTGAATATCCGCCAAACTCTTCTTCAAAGGTTTCCTCTGTTGGTAAATAAGAAGCGCTGAACTGCCAGCCTATGTAATCCTTAACGCAACTTGAGCCAACCTGACAAACTTTGCCTTCTTCATTTTCTACAAAGATTACTGTTGAGCGAGCGCGAACTTTTTGGCAATGCTCGCAATAGCCAAACTTGACCTCAGATGGCTTAACTTCACGACCACCTGCGATTGATTTTGTGATTGCCTTGCCTTCAACAAACTCGGCAACACCGATGAACTGCCAGCCATTAAACTTAACTGGTTCGCCTTCAATAACTAAAACTTGATATTCGTGGCTGATGCCTTCTATTTCTTCAAAACGCTTTTCAATGCGTACTTGGTAGCCACCGCTCAAGCCTTTCTTTTGGGCGCGTTCAGCAAGTTTCTGCGCCTTGGCAAGAGTTTTCTCAACTCCGATTTCTGAGATTCTAAATTCTCTCATTATCCGTTGTACTCCCCTCTGCCTCTCAAAATTTCGCGCTCGCTGACATTGATGATAATTCCGCCTCTTTCAACAATTACATCTTCCCGAGCCAATAATTTTTCTATCTCAGCAATAGTTTCTTTCAAACTATAATTAACGCTAATTCTGTAACTTGTTGGAACGACAGCATTGGCATTGAAAGAGTTTGCTTTGTAACTGAACTTGACACCCGCACGGCTATAACCGCCACGGATTCGTGTTTTGTGTCCGCGCTCTTGAGTGTATTTAGAAATTCTCACACCTTTGTAAATGTACTCAGCAGACCCGCGAGCGCTATTACGCTCAACAACTTCTAATCCTTCGTACTTCATCTCGTCCTCCTCTCAGGACAAGACAAGTATATCACAACTAGGGTTAGTTATTCTCTCTTCTGAGGCGCTCTTCTTGAATCATTCCTAGGGTCAGGAAATAGCCAATCCCATCTACCACCGTGTCAGGCTTAGATTGATTGACCTCACGGGCTATCTTCATCCCGACCATACAGAGGGCTACTTGCTCGGCAGAAACCTCACAGCCGAGGATTACAGACCATATCTTTGATGCCCTAGTCAAGTTATCCAAAGGATGTCCATACGCGTCCTGACGGTCTCCTGAGACCAATTCAGCGGCGTATAAGGCTATGTCCCTTGGGTCGTTCATAATACTTGGATGTCCGAGACTCCCTCGCTGGTTACTAGGAATGTCAGAACTCCCACATCGGCAATCTCCCCCGTCGATTGTCTCCACCACACGCTTCCCCCGTCGAGGGCTGGTGCTTGTAGCCATTTGACTCCTCCCCAATCCGCTAGTTTGAATGAATGATAGTGACCAGTCACCAAGATGTCACAGTCGCCAATTTTTTGACGCCCTAGTGTTTGGTCAGCAATCCACCTACGCAACTTACCTTCAACTCCCTGTCCCGAGCGAGCAAGGTGTCCGTGGGTGATTCCGATAATTTGTCCATGAACTTCAATAGTCAGGCTCAACTCTTCGGTTGGAAGAGCAAAACGAATATGACCGTAGGCTTCAGGGTTGGCTTGAAAAATTTCTGCTACTGATTCAACTAGGGCGACATCATCGTTATCGTTCAAAGTTGTAAAGGCTTTTCCGTTCTTGCGGTTCTCACCATGGTTTCCACCAATCGCCGCAACGGTGATATTAGGGACAACCTTTGACCAGCGGATAAGAGCATCTCTTAGGAGACGACGAGCAATTTTTACTTGGTCTCTTCTATCGACCTCAACTGTAAAGGTCTGAATGTCATAGTGACCATCGCATCCTTCAACTAAATCACCTAGGCATAAAACTGTAATTGAATCAATCGGGCGACCTATCTTTTTTAATTCTTTAATTCTAAACTCAACATCATCGACTGCTTGGAGCCATCTACCGACTAAACCTTTGAGACCATCGCCATCTCTTTTGCCCGTCTGCCAATCTGCGGCGCATACAACAAGGCTGGCTCCACCTGTAATCGGTTTGCGTTCGCGGGGTTTGTGTTTCTTTATCTCCTCGATTAAGGCTTCAATGTCGGCAACTTCTTGCTTGCCCTTTCGAACTACTTTGCCCTTCCATTGGCGGTTGAGAACTCCTAAAGTATCGCCCCACACATTGAAAAGAACTGGTTCTACTACTTGAAAATGCTCAGGGTCTAATCCCCACATTCGGAGAACTCCCGACCAATCAGGAGAGTTATCGCCCTCCATTGGCTGAGTTGTTACTGTTCCTTCTTCGCCTTGCCAAGTAACTCCAGGCAACCATTCTGCTTGTCTTTGACGAGGTTCAGTTTTTTGAACTGAATTCATCTCGCTAGTTTTAAGCAGATTGTCTAAAGCATCATCAAGACTCATTCGGACACTTACACCCATCTTTGCCAAGTAGCCTTCTACGATGTCTACGCATAACATCAGAGCCTACCGTAATGTCAAAAGTGGCAAGTAACTCAACCAATCGCGCAGAAGAAACTTTTTCGTTTACTAGCGCTTGCTTGAATTTAGTTTGTGCTGGTTCGGGTAAATCTCTTGTTATTCTTCCTACCGAACAACCCGAATAAAATTTGTAAACCCCTTCTAATTTTTCTAACCCCGAAATAAAATCATCCTGATTTATTTTTGGATTTACAGCGGGGACAGCGGATACTCCACGGGCGCGTTGCGCTTTCGAAGAGGAGCCTGTCACATTTCCAGCATCGCTGGAACTCATCGGTTGTTGCGTTTCTGCCATACGGGTCTACCACTCTCTCTTGTGGAGCCGTTGGCTCCTCGCTTACATTCTCACTAAGCATCGGAAATTCACCGAGATTAGTGGGCGGTATTTCGGGTCTACTCCTAACAAGTTTACTGAACCCATCGGTTCAATCCTCATAATATGTACCCCTGAGACAGTTTTTTCAAGCACCGACGCGAGCAACACGCGGATAGATTCTGCCTTGTCTCGAGCCGTCGGATAATCTTCACGACCTGCTCGACAAATAATTTGAAGCATTGGGTAATCAATTTGAATACCGCCTGAACCCATAGTAAATGTTGGGGAACTGCCAGCGTTTTCGTAGACGGCTACACAGGCGTCAGGCGTCTCAGGAAGTGTGCCAAGAAAAATACTTGTTCCAAGGGTGCCTTGAGTAGCGTGAGCGCCAAAAGCGCTTGCCGTATTTTGTAGGTAATCTCCTACCGATTCAAGAATAGTTGGCATTAGCCCCTGTGACCTTTCTCTATGATGTCGATTATTCTACCCTTTATGTTTTGTTGGATAGTAGACATCGCTTCCATAACAGGTTGCTCGAGATATTTAGCCTGTGTCGGAGGATTGTGGTAATTGCCAATAATCTCATGGACAAGAAGAGCGTAAGGTGCGGCGGGACCACCATAGAAAATATCTACAAAATAGCCTTGGCTTCCCATTTGTGGAGCAGATACTCCGCCTGAACCGCGAAGAACGCCTGTATCTACTGGGACTAAAATCTGAGATTTAGCAAAAATAACATTAGCCTCTTCCCATATTGCTTGGGCTACTGCTTGAGGAGTATTTTCCTTGCCAGCCTTAAGAGCATTGACTAACTCTTTATCACCAAATAAGTCAAGTTTGAAAGACGCCTTCGCCATGACTAACGCCCAAATCTGATGACGGTGTGATGCGCTCCGTTTTCGTCTGCGATGTTATCTACGGCATTTATTGTAAATGTGTCCGCCCCGACGACCATCCTATGAGCAACCGTGATTGATGTCGCGGGACCCTTAGTGATGAATCGTCCAATATCAACAATTTCAATACCTTGAACATCTTTAGATTTTGTAGTGTCATAAATTAAACGACCTGTTACGGTCACATTTGTATTAGAGGCACCAAAAGTAGTTTTATTATATTTATCAACTGAGGCTTGTGGTGTGAAAACAACAGAGTCAGTCATAAACTCCGCTACTTTATTGTAGATAGCATCCATTGGCTACCCCTATTCAACTATACGATGGTCGTAGACATTGTTAGGGTTATCGTGAATTCCAGTATAAGCATCGGTGTTGTAATCATCCACAATTCTGTCATTTGTAGACTTAAGAGACTGAGCGTTTGCGAATGGGCGAGGTGGTGTTTTACGCATTTGTCTACGCAATAAACTTTCAGCCAACTCTTTATAGTGAGCAATCTTTGAAGAGTAAGACTCAGAGACAGAGATGTCTCCGACGCTCTTAGAACTACTATCGGCTAGACGGCTAAAACGAGCAATAAGGATTTCAGCCAATTCACGCGAGGCGCTATAAGCATCTCCGCCCCACTCAGTAATAACATAATTCAACTCTTCATCGCTAAAAAGCGCATCAGTTGAAGTTGTATCGCTGATAAGAAAACGCACATAGTTACGAGTAGATGTGCTTGGGTCTCCCGAATAGGTAAATGTCATTACATTCCACCGAGCATAAGCATTTGAGTGCGAGCAAGATTTAAGGCTGTCTTAACATTGACGGCATCGGTGTCTGTTGCTTCAGAGGCATCGCCTAAACCTGTAATCTTGTTAGCACCCGCCGCGAGAGCGTTGCTTAAAGTTCCGCTAGTAATTGTAAAACTAGAAATTATTCCACCGTTTATTGTAGGTGAAGTCAAAGTCTTGTTGGTTAGGGTGTCAGTTGTAGCCCGTCCAACCAAAGTATCGGTTGCGTCAGGAAGCGTAATTGTTCGGTCAGCGGTTGGGTCTCCAGCAGTTAGGGTTGTTTCTGCTCCGTCATTTGTTGTACCTTCAAAAATAAGGTTGCTTCCAGCACTTAATTCAATGTTTCCTGAAAAAGATGGAGATGCGATTAAAACATAGGCATCTAACTCAGTATCAACATCTGTGGCTAGATTAAGAATGTCGGTGTGAACGGCAGGGTTATCTCCCGCTGTTGGATAGCGTAGACCCTTAGTTGTTGTACCTGCCATTTTTAACTCTCTTTCTTAAAAAAATTGTAAGGCTTTAGTTATTCTCTGCTTCTCTTGCTTCTACTTCTGCTTGAGCCGCTTGCGCTTCAGCAATTTCCTCGGCTGTCATTGGGGCATAAGTGATTTTTTGCGTTTGTACATCAAAAATTGCTTTATTCCATGACATTATTCACTCACCTCCGTAGGTAAAATATCTTCATCCCAAGATAAAGTTTCTTCATTCCAAATATAAAGTTTTCCGTCTGTTGGCTTTTCAACAGGGGATTGCCATGTACATGATAGTTCGTCTAAAAACCATGATTCAAAAGGTTTAGGGTGAATAAAAGCATCACGAAGTTCATCGTAGGTCATGCCTATTCCAGCAAAGCGCTTACGGATTGAACCGTTATACGATGTTTGAATCCATCGACCACCTAAACCTAGGTCATCAACAAGATATTCTTGACCGCGATGTTCCTGCTGGTCAGGAACAACAAGCACCTGTTTTACAATGCCGTTTTCATCTATCTCTGCGAAATGTGCCATGTTTCTCCTTATGTAGTGTATCTAACTATAACAACGCCTGAACCACCGCTACCCATAATGTCGCTAAAGGCTTGCGCTCCGCCACCGCCACCTGTAAGTGGGGTTCCATTAGAACCATAACCTGAGTAATGACTAGAACCCATACCACCGCCACCTAGACCACCTACACCGCCTAGCATGGAACTGAAAGACAATCCGCCACTTGAGCCACCGCCACCGCCAGCATAGTAACCTGCTTTACCCGTTCCAGTAGCACTTGCCCAAGCAGAATAAGTATTTACTCCATTACCGCCATCACCAGCCTTATTAGTGGTTGCTGTTCCTCCACTTGCGCCCGCTCCGCCTCCGCCACCGCCAGTCATGTTGGGATTGTTACGCCCACCACCACCACTATTGCCTTGACCAGCAGTTCCCGCCGCACCTGAAGAAGTTCCGCCGTAACCTTGACCTGACGAACCGCCACCACCCGAACCGCCTACTTGCGCGCCTGAATTTGTTGCTCCGCCATCTGTATAGCCACCGCCACCGCCACCGCCAACGGCAACAGTTAAAGCACCAAACATTGAATTACTTCCATTTTTTCCATACTCTGTGCCATACGCACCCGCTCCGCCAGCGCCAACTATCACAGGATATTTAGTTCCTGAAGTAAATGATTGACTGCTTGCGTAGACAAGACCTCCAGCACCACCGCCACCGCTTGCCCAACTGCCACCGCCAGCACCGCCACCGCCAGCAACAATTAAAACTTCTCCGCCTGTAATGCTTGCGGTTGGAACAAACTCACCTGTTGATGTGAATGTATGGTAAGTATAACCTCCGCTAGTTACAACGGTTCCGCCAGTTGCTTTAGAACCAGTTGCGCCACTTGATTGTCTTGATACTCCATATAAAGTTGCTGTTGTGTGTTCATTAAATAAAGTACCCGTTACTGGAGCAAGAGTGATTTGATTGATTGCCGCTGTTCCAGTCCAAGTCATATCTCCAAGAGACGAACGCGCATTATTTGAGGAATTATCAGTTCCTCCACTACGGACATTTATCTGCTTGCTAAGTGTTGTATTAGAATAATTTGGAATTAAAAAATAAGTTGAACCAAAATTATTAGCGGTAGCATTATTTCCACTTATGTACCCAAGTTCTTCATTGTATGTATTGTATAAGTTTGCTGTTACCGTGGTAGTAGAATTAAAATATCGCAATATATGATAGTTTGAAGTTGTGGTATCAGTATTAAAATAAACTCTTACAGCATCAACAGCGCTCGCACGATTTGTACGCGCACTCATAACTATGAAAATATCTTGATATGTTGATGGAATACTAGAAAATTGTATGGTTGATTGACCGCCACTTGGTACGGTCACAGTTCCAATTTTTACTAAGTTACCCATTAGACCTCATACCTCACAATTACAATTCCACTTCCACCGTTTCCGCCAGCGGCATTATCGGTGCCACCGCCACCGCCAGCGCCAAAATTAGCCACGCCGTCGTTACCTTTGTTCGTATTGGCTCCTGTGTCGTATGAAGCACCCGAGCCACCTGCGCCTCTACCACCTTCTCCGCCATCCACATTAACTCCTGAAGCATAAGCACTACCGCCACCGCCGCCCGCTAAATAACCGCCATCGGCGTCTACATGAGCAAAAGATGTGGTTGTAGACCAAGTATTTTTTCCGTCTCCACCCTTACCAGCAACGCGAGTTCCTGATGCGGTTGGTACTTGACCTGCTTGACCAGCACCGCCACCGCCACCGCCAGCAAAAATAGCGTTTACACCTTCACTTCCAGCACCACCAGCAAAACCGTAACCAGTACCACCGCCTGAATTACCTTGTGTGGTCGCACCAACAGTTCCATTTCTGCTTGCCCCACCACCGCTACCACCCGCACTACCATTTTTAGTTGTGGGCGGGTTGTAATCAGTTCCACCTCCACCGCCACCGATTGCGGTTATATTGTCAAATACTGTATTACTTCCGTTTGTTCCATTGACATAAAGGTCCCCAATTCCACCAGCGCCAATCGTTGCTGTATAACTTACTCCAGCAAGTAAAGATTTACTTGAATGGTGAACAAGTCCACCCGCTCCGCCTCCGCCACCTTTACCAAAACCGCCACCGCCACCGCCAGCAACAACTAGAACTTCGGCAGTCATGTTTGCGACTGGTGTAAATGTTCCTGATGTCTTAAATGTGTGATACCAATAATTACCACTTGAAGTGATTACATCCCCACCAGTTGCTTTTAATTGATGCGCTGATAATCCGTATAAAGTAAAAGAACTTCCTACGGAAAAAAGACCGTTGTCAAATCTTAGTTTGAAATCTCTAATTGGTCCATCATAAGTTAATGATGAAATTTCAGGTCCACCATAACCACCGCCACCGCCGTTCATGCGACTATCAAATAAAACAGCCTTCCAACCAGTTGGACGACTGTAATTTATTAAAGTCATTTCACTAGACAAACTTCGTGTTGAGGCATCAGGAGTTATTTGGGCAAAACCAAGACCCGTATTATTTTGTTGTTGCCATGACACAGCGGCAGTTCCACTTCCAGGCAACAACAAAATACCAACATAACTACTTATTCTATATTGACCTGTATTGCTTCCGTTAATAATAAATCGTAAATAACTTTGACTCGAATAAGTAAAATCTCCATGAAAATTCAAAACTAAAGTCTGATAATTTTGAGGAAGGTTCGAAAATGATATTTCTTGTAAACCTTGAGTCAAAACAATAGAAGCAATAGTTTCAAATGTTCCTGTTGATGGTGATGGCATTTTTACTCCCTATTTAATTCCATAAATTTGAAAAACGCTGTCAGTTTGTATATTGGGTCCAACCCCAGGATAAAAAGTAATACTAGATATAGCCGCTGTACTGTTCCATCCACCAACCATGTTAATCAAATTACCACCTTGTAATGAGCCACCGTAATCGATTCCACTAAGGGAGTTAATAGATTTTGTAATGTTTGTGTTTGAATAATTAAATATGTCTACAACACCAAGTCCTCGTAATTGACCTTGTGTAGATGCTCCCGCTCTTCCCCAGTAAATTCCAGTTTGAGATTGAGCATTGTAACCAGCAACGGTACTAGCACTTTCACCTTCAACACCTGAATGATTATAGTTACTTCCGCTATCGCCATTAAAACGCATATACATTGGGTCAATATAGGCAGAGCGTGTTGTTCGGCACCAAGTATAAATACGAAGATGTTTATATGTGCTTGGTATACTACTTACAGTAAGACTTGAGGCGGCGGTGGCTACTTGGGCATAGGCAATCGGAAACATAACATTACTGTCAAGCCGTCCCGAAATTTGTGAAGATACTGTTCCAAGAATAGGCATTAGACAATATCTCCTACCACATACCAAACATCTGAGCCTTCATAGACACAAGTGGCTGAGGAGTATTGAGCGCGAAGTGCTGGCGCTGTTGCGGTTGCGCCTACACTTCGAATTGTAACTCCTGAACCTTGAGCGAATGTTACCTGTCCCGCTCCTTTCTGAATAATGTTAATTTGTGCGCCTGTGGCATAAGCAACTGAAGATGCTGGAGGAATAGTTACTGTAATTGCCGAAGCATTTGAAGCAGTAACAAACTTGCCATTATCTGTTAGAACAAAAGTATAGGTAGTTCCAGTCTGAGCGTTTATTGCTAAGTTAATCTTAGCGTCGGTCAGAGTCTTATTTGTAAGAGTTTCTGTGCCAGCCAAAGAAGCAACATCAGCATCAGAGATAGCAGTATTAAACTCAGCCAAAGTTCCTGTGACTGTATTTGTAGAAAGGCTAATTGATTTATTTGTAAGTGTAGTTGAAGATGAATCGGTAACAGTAATATCTGAAGTTAGAGCGACTGTTCCTGTTGAATCAGGGAAAGTGATTGTTCTATCTGCGGTTGGGTCTGTAATAGCCAAAGTTGTTTCAAAGTCATTTGCGGTTGTACCCTCAAAGACTACTGAGCCATCGTTGAAGATTGCTCCAGTTATTGTTGGGGTTGTCATAACAGGAGATGTAAGAGTCTTATTTGTAAGGGTATCTGTTGATGATGTAGTAACAACATTAACGCCTTCAATAGAAACAACACCAGCAGAAACTCGAGCAATGGTTGTATCCGTGGCATGACCAAGTTCAACAGAACCAACACCAATAGCAGATGATGTTGAGGCTGTAATTCCGCTTACTGGTAATCCAGTTGCGTTTGTCAGCGTTACTGCCGATGGAGTGCCAAGAGCAGGGGTTGTGAAAGATGGGCTATTAGTAAAAGCAAGAACGCCTGTTCCTGATTCGTCGCTAATAATTCCTGCTAGGTCGGCTGAACTGCCAACCTGTAAATTTGTGATTGATACTTTACCGTTGGTTGTAATTGCCATATTATGCTATCTCGCTTCCAAAAGCGTTGAATGACATAGTAGACGCGGAAGCATAAACGGTCACAACATCCGAAGCATCAATAGTGATACCTAGGGTGTAAGCGGTGACTGAGTTTGCTGAAATAGTTGCGTCATAAACTAGATAGTGTTCAGGAGCGAGCGTCGCTCCGTTTGGACGAACTGCGATTCTGTATGAGCCTGACGACGCCGCTTGGTTACAAATAGTGATTGTCGAGATAACCGTTTGTGTTGCGGCGGGACAGGTATACAGCGTCGTGGCAGTCGTCGCACTAGGGTTTGATTGCCCTAGAACTTTGTAGGTAGTTGCCATGCGGTTATCCTCCGATTAGAAGTAATGGACTGATTGTACCAGTCGCGTTATTTGTGGCTGTTGTTGCACTTGCTGAAGCGCTCGACGCTGAGGCTTGAGCCAAGGTGACGAAGGGGGAAACATCTGCGCCATCCAAACTATAAGTACCAGCGGTCAAAGCAGTATATGTAGCAAAAGCCGTATCTAACGCTGTATAAGTAGCGTAGGTACTGCCGATATACCAATACTTTCCTGAAGCAAGAATTTTATCTGTTGTTTGATTGATTAAAACATCTAAAGCGGTAATGTTAGTTTCAAGTCCCGCGAAACTTGTTTCATCGATAGCCTGTACAAAGTTTTCACTTAATGTAGGAGTCGGGCTAAGGTCGGCTAAATCTAGTGAACCAGCAGTCGTGTAAGGCACCGAAATCGTGTATGTGCGCCCTCCAGCAAAGGATTCCTCAACGGTATAGGTAAAAGGATTAGGAATAATGTCAGGGTCGTTTGTAGCGGGTAGAGTGACCGAAAAAGCACCCGCGCTAAGGGGAACCACAATGCTAGACGGGGCAACCATTTGGTCATCTGTACCGTTACGAAGAACATCTCCAAGGGTAAAACGAACCTGTCCCGCGATAGCGGCGCCCTCGTAATTTACATAATTTCCTGTAATGGTCACGGTTGTTAAAGAGGTAGCAAGAGCCATTACGCACCAACCAAAAAGAACAAATCAAATCCTGAACTAACGAGATTTTCCGCTGTTTGCTTAGATGTTAAAGCACTACTAACTGCGGTTGATAATAGAGCAGTATTGGTTGAAGCCTCAGTTGTAGCAACTTCCAAATCTGTTAATAAAGTGTTTGCTGTGTTGTATCGGGCAATGGGTACATACGGCTCTGCCATTTTAGACTCCCATCATCATCAACTGATTTGTATTGAAATTAGATAGAGCGCTTGCCGCTTTAGAGGCATCGGTGGCATAGGAACTGGCATCATCGGCTCTATCTTCAGCATCAACAACTAGAACCCGAATACTGTTTGAGTTGTTGTAACGGGTCAATAAAGCCTGATAAGCGTCTACCGACACATAAGCGGCCGCTTCTGCCGAGCCTAGCGCTGGTAGTAAATCGGCTAAGTTCTGAGTTGTTCCTGCTACCGATAAAGGCAAAGCCAATTCGATTGTGCGTCCGCCTGTAAAGTTTTCCTCAAAAGTATAAATAAAAGGTTGAGGTGTTACATCTGTATCGCTAGTTACTGGTAAAACGACAGAAAAAGAACCCGTGGCGTCGAAAGTCTTTTGAATTACAACAGGAATGATAATTACATTCTCTGTAACCTCTTTTAGAATCGTTTGCGGGGTGATATTGATTGAGCCACGAACAGGGTTACCGCTCAAATCTACATAAGTCCCAACAACCGTACAGGTAGATAATGTCGTTGGTAAAGCCATTTATCAAGTGCCTTGACGGAAAATGTTTACAGTCTGTGTTGAGGAAGCAACAACGGCATAAAGTTTTTCATCATCTTGAAGTTCAACTGAAAAACTTGTTCCTCCAAGTAACTCATAACCATAACTAGATGTAGTTACTCCCTCGCCACCTAAATACACGGTAGCCCCTGCTGTTGGAACTTGAACGCTGATGGTCTGACCGTCTTTGCCATCATAGTCAGAAGTAAGTTTGGTAGCGGTAGTTCCTACTGAAATTCTTTGATGTGATACTGCCATATAAACTCCTAAGAAAGAAAAGGGCGATTCATTTTACCGAACCGCCCTTTTGCGCTATTCGGCGACTTCTTTTGTTTTCTTTATAGCCTTTGGCTTTTCAGCCTCGACTACCTTTTCTTCAACTACATCATCTTCAATCAATTTGATGTAGCGATTATTAGCCAAAGACTTAGCGTGACGCCAGCCCTTGACTTCTACGATGTCTCCAGCCACAAGTTTGCGACCATCAACAATCATTGATTTAAGAATTTGTGCTTTCATATTACTCAGTTGTGTCAATCCAGCAGTATGAGAATGTTGCTGACGCTTGGTCAATACCTGATGCTGTTGGGTTGTAGAGATAAATAGTTACTGTATCCGCCGCTGTAACAGCCGCTCCAGCAAAGATTAAATCATCGTTTAGAGTTGAAGGTGGATTTACAATAATGATGTCAGTTGTTGCCGCACCAGTTAATGTGAAAGTTGTTCCACCGCGAGTTGTTGCGTTAATTGAAGCAGGGTCGATTGCTACTGTACCGAATTCAATACCGTAAACCATATCGTTGTCGCCGATTTGTAGAGCGCCGACTGCCGCTTCGCCTTTTGTAAGTCTGTTTACTAATGCCATTTTTTTCTCCTAAATAAAGGAAGGGAGTGAGACCATCAAAAGTCCCACCCCCTTCGTTTAACTAATTAAGCGACGATTGTATTCCAAAAGTAGCCGAGGTCAGCGGAGATGACTTTGTTATCGAAAGCCATTTCTGCTTCAACGCGGTCTGACTTGATGGATTCCATACGGAACTGTGATGTTCCGATTGTTGCGCCAAGTCCACCTGATACACCAGTCCATGCGAATGTGTATCCAGCAGAAGGGGTAAGTAGTCCAGGCTGAGGAGCAACATGGCAAAGAAGAGCCTTCTTACCATGAGCAAAGCCGTAGGCTTCAGTAGCACCTTCATTGTTTGTTGCTCGGACTGCCTTAGCAACCATAACGCGAGGGATGTCGAACATTGCGGCCAACATATCGGTTGTGATTGTCTGTGAAGATGTGTACTTGATGCGGTCTACAAGGTCAGGGTGATTCTTTAGTGACTTGAATACATCGTATCCAAGAACCAAAGTGTTCGCTTCCATTCCTGTGTTAGACAAGATTTCAGCCTTACCATTCTCAAGGTCAGAGATTGGGTCAGATGAAGTGTAATCACTCCATTGCTTTGTCTCACCTGATGATGGAGCGCCTGATACACCTGTTACATCGTCAGCCCATACACCAGTTCCGAAGAAATCGGATACCCATTGTAGTTCACGACGAAGCATTAAACGGCGAGTAACGAACTCTGTTGCCTCACGAAGAGGATTTAGAGGAGCGTCTGCGTTAGCAACAGTTTGGTCATCAACATCTTTGTGGAAAGCCCACACATCTGCTGAATATGTTCCTGTTGAAAGATTGTAACCGCCACCAGCAGATTCAGTTCCAGGCGCACGGCGTTGAGCCTCATCGCGGAACCAATCGTTCTTGGTGTAAGTAAAGTATTTATCGCTCTTCTTATCGACAGGGATTACTGGGAATACCTTGTCTGCGATAAAGTTATCTTGGTTCTGTAAATAAGCAACCGAGATGTTTGTGAGAATCGCGTCCACATGGACGGAATTGATATTTGGCTGTGGCATTTTTAGTTATCCCCCTTACGCCGCACGGTGCGGGTTCGCACAGTTGATTACGGCGGTGACGATGTTCGCATCAGCCGCAGATTCGGTAATTAGTGTTCCGACGACATACTTGGTTGTATCTGTACCAGCAACTAAAGCAACTGCCTTACCTGTTGAAGATGTACCAATCTGTGCGCCTTCTCCGATTGCCGCACCAGCGACAATCTTTGTACCTCCGACAACAAGCACTTCTGCTTCCTGTCCTGAAGTTGGTGCGTTCTGAAGAACTCCAACAGGAATGTCAGTTGCGGCTGCTGCCGCTACTGCCTGTCCTGATGAATCCAACTTAACGAATGTGTATTGCTTTGTGGAAAGGTCGGCACCTGCTACGAGGGTGACCTTTACCGAGTAATTACTGATTTCATACGCCATGGTTAGGCACCCTTCTCGGATAGGTATTGGCTGTAAAGGTCAGGGTTTTTTGACGCAACATCAGCCAACGCTTGAGCGAAAGACTTTGCTACACCCTCATCAACGGCAGACTTAGCAAGCGTAGTCATACGCTCATAAGCATTACCTGATTTGAAGTCCGCGGACTTGCCGATTTCCGCAAAAATTGATGCTGATTCAGCCTGAGCATTTACGGAAGAAAGAATTTCTTCAACGCTCTTTGCTAGTTCTGAATCTGTTTCAGACAAGCGACGGAGCGCTGGTCCAACTTTTTCAGCATTGATGTTGAGGTTAGCCCAACCCTTTGCCTTCTCGACTGCCTGTGCGTCAGCACGGGCAATGCGCTCTTTGCGAAGTTCAGCGGTAGCCGCGTCTGCTTGCTTTTTTAAGTCTGTAATCATTTTAACAACTGAGCGAGGAGCAGACTTTAGATATGCCTCTTCCTCTTCCTCTTTTTCAGAATCCATTTTCATGGTTTCTTCTTCAGGCTTCTTTGAGTTCTCGTCCATCGCCATTACAACTTCCTCTTCAGGCTTCATTTCCTTTTCGGCGAGTTTGGCTTCGAGTTCAGCGATACGGGCTTGCGCCGCCGCTAATTCTTCCTCAACGGTTTTTTCAACCTTATCTTCAGTTGCCTCGGTAGTTTTCATATCCTCCATAGTGGAGTCCTCCTTGGTCAGCGATTTGTCGAGAACCCTCTGAACTTCAGATTCGGATGCTGACTTCATTACAAGCCAACCTTCATGTAAGTGCGCTGGATGGTCTACGCCACTCGTTTCCTCAATGGCAAGATTCACCATTTTGCGGGTACGGGGTTTTGCCAATTTATGCTCCTAACAAACTAGAGGTAAGTTTTTTTAGCATAGGGCTAATAAAACTAACCTCGGGTCTTGACACGCTTAGAATACCATAGGTGTAATTCGAGCCTTTTATTGGTTAGCCATAACCCTTGTCTTAGCCAAGGCTTCAATCAAATTTGGCGATACCCACATTGAGAAAGGGTTCTCGTTAGCCCAAAAACGAGCCAATCTAAAGTGATAATCAGTTTGGTCTATCTTTGTCCATACAAAAAAGGCTTGAGCATCGTTGGGCAGATTGACTTGGATTCCAGCATACCCAGGCGGGGTTGAAACTCTTTGAGCATCAAGATTCATTGACTTCAGAATGTTCATTGTGTCGTCAATGATGCTAAACATTATTTCTTCTTTCTAGGGTAATCCATGGTATCCATCCACTTTGGGTCATCATAATCTAAATCTTCAAACTCACCTTCGGAGTCATCTTTGTACGGAACAAAATTAGGTTTTGAATTTTTAGGCTCTGAAGAATCTTCGCCTTCAGAATCATCTCCCTCGCCCCCATGACTAGATTGGTCATGGTCGCCGTGCTTCTCAATATCTAATTTTTTTTTAGAGTGGAGACCTTATGTCCAACTTTAGTATCAGTTGGTTTGCCATCTCGGTATAAAACAATTAACGCCGCAGGGTCATCTTCAGTTCCCTCAATTTCAAATGATGAATCAGGAACATTGATTTTGCCCGAGCGTTCAATTCTTAAAACTCTACCTTCAGCACTACCGCCTGAAGCATCCCATGAAACTTTATCGCCGACTGATACAGCCTTACTTAATACTATGTTTTTTTTTACAGCAACAGCCTCATTGATGGACTTACCCATACGGCGCATTGCTTCCATAACCATTGACTTTGCGTATCCGCTAAGACCCTTGAAGCCAAACTTTCTAACATCTTCTTCAATCATCTTAAATTCATCTTCGTCCATACCAGCCAAAGGTCCCTTGCGAAGTTCCGCTAACATTCTTGAATCTTTTTTCATACAGTCTCTTCCTTCTTGGGTTTTTTCTTTGATGGTGACATTATTGTATCAATATGTACATCCGACACCGTTGGGTCGTTCTTTTCTAAGTCTATATCAACGAATAAACGCTCGGCTTGTCCGCCGATTGAATACCCGCCAATCTTACCTTCTGTAACCATTTCCCAAGCCCAAGGCTCCCAAATCACTCCAAGAAAAACTGTGTTGGGCGGGTAGGTATGTTCTGTTTCTTTTCCGTCGGGACTTGTTATTGGAACTGTTAATGAATATGGAAACGCCATAACCTCAACCCATTCTCCAGCAACTACATCACGATTATGTTGTAAACGAATACGGCGGTCATTAGTTCGGACATAATCCCAAACCGCTCTTTGTAATTCATCGGAATCTGTCCACTCTCCATGAGCATCTTCCATATCAGGGATGTACATTGCTCCAAGCGTGTATCGCTTTTCGCCTTCGGCTTTTTGTAAGTCAAACTTGCCTAGAGCCTTTGTAGCACTTTCGGCAAAGGCATCAGGGAAAATCTGTCGGGCTACCTCTTCGGTAACTTCTTGGAATTCACCTTCGCCTTGAACTAGATAGCGCACAACATCAGCGTCGGGATTGTCTACCCAACTCTTTGTACGAATATCC